GATAAGTTAGAAAGATGTATGACCTTAAGAAATCCTGTGGATAGTCATAGAAGATTTGATCCTGGCTTTAAACCAGATCCAGATAAAGTTTATTATGTTCATGCTGACCTTGCACAAAAACACGATAAGTGTGCAGTTGCGATTGCCCATGTTGATAAGTGGGTTAGCATTCAGGTAATTAAAGATTATGAGCAGGTAGCACCAATTGTAATTGTTGATGCCGTTGCTTGGTGGGAACCAAAGGTAGAAGGACCAGTAAACCTATCTGAGGTAAAACTATGGATACAAAACCTTCGCAGAGAAGGATTTAATATTGGAATGGTATCGTTTGATAGGTGGCAGTCTTTTGATATTCAAAATGAATTAAAGGCTGTCGGTATAAGAACTGATACTGTTTCTGTTGCTAAAAAACATTATGAAGATTTAGCAATGATGATATATGAAGAAAGAGTTGCTATGCCAATGATTCCTTTATTGCTTGATGAGATGAGTGAACTTAAGATTATGAGAAATAATAAGGTTGACCATCCACGCAAGAAATCTAAGGACTTGGCAGATGCCGTTTGTGGGGCGGTATTTGGAGCAATATCTCACACCAGCAAGGACTCTAATCTAGAAATTGAGATCCATACCTGGTCTACTGCATCCCGACTTGCACAAAAGCAAAGGGATATGGTAGAATTAGAAACTAGGGAAATTCCTGAAGATATCAGAGATTTCCTAGATGAATACAAACTAATTTAATCAAACAAGGAGAAAAATGAATTCATTTAAGAAGATTGCTCTAGGTCTGGTTGCAGCCATGACTTTGGGCACAATGGTAGCAACACCTGCAAGTGCTGCGGTAATGACAGTTGCTGTATCTTTGGATTCTGTAGCAAACACTACAGCAAATTCAATTACAACACCTGCTTCACTGCCAGTACCTGCAGACAACTCAGTTGATTCTGTAGATGCACTAAAGTTTGTTGCAACAGTTGATATGGGAACAAGCGTTTCTGTTTCAGCAACAAATGCAACAATCGTATCTGCTCTACACACAACTGCTGCACCAGTAGGCGCAACATCAGGATCATCATCTTTGACAGTTGCAACTGGTACAGGAACAACAGCAACATTTTATGTCTACACAAAGACCACAGCAATTGGTACAGTTGTAATCAACAACGGTGGAACAACACTTACCTACTACGTACAGGGAACTGCTGGAAAGATTAATAATCTAACAGTAACTGCTCCTGCTGCTGGTGCTGCTGGTACAAAGCAAGATATCTCAGTGACTGCAACAGATACATTTGGTAATAAGGTATCAGGTAAGTCAATTACTGCAACAGTGTTTGCTGCAACAGCAACACTAGAAACAGCAACAGTATCAACTGGTGCTACACTTTCAGATTTTGGAGTTGCAAAGTTTACTGCAACACTTCCAGCAACTGGATCACGTTCACTAATTACATTCAGCCCAACAAATGCTGGAGATGCAACAACTGCAGATGTAGTTGGACTTCCTGCTCGTGTGCTTGCACCGTTTGCAGAAATTACAGTTCGTGATCTAGTATCAGAACTTGCTGCTGCTAAGGCTGCTACAGATGCAGCACTTGCTGCTAAGGCAATTGCAGACGCTGCACTTGTTAAGGCAACCGCAGAACACACTGCTGCTCTTGCAGCAGAGAAGGCTGCTTCTGCTAAGGCACTTGCTGATGCAAAGGCTGCTTCAGATGCAGTTATCCTTGCTAAGGATGCAACTATCGCTAAGTTAACAGCAGATAATGCTGCTGCACTTAAGTCAATTAAGGATGCTTTTAATGCACTTGCAAAGAAGTGGAATGCAAAGAATCCAAAGGCAAAGGTTACTCTAATTAAGTAATTAGTCCAACAACTGAGGGAGCCATTAATTTGGCTCCCTTTTTTGTTATACTTTTATGTCTAACTGAATAGTTTGATATAATAAAGATAATGAAAGGCCCCTACTTGAACAAATTATTTCGCATGTTTATAGCACTATTTCTTGCTTTTGGATGGTTATTTATATCACCAACACAGGCTAACTCTGATGACCCATTAATGCTTGCAGCAAAACAAATTGAAAACCTAAATAGCGCAGTGGATAAATTAGACTATAAAGATGGTCTAATAAATATGATTGATATAGCAGAAAACAAGTTCATGTATGCTAAAAATCTGCGGGATGTCAGAGATAAAGCAATTAAAGACTATGAAGATGCAATAGAGGCAGAAGAACTAGCCTTAGATGCAAAAATACTTGCACAGTCAAATGTAGATGGGCATACAGTAACGGTAGAGTTAGCCCTTGACCACAAGAATGATGCCTATGATGCCCTTGAGGTAGCCAAGATAAATCTATCAAATGCTCAGCAAGCATTAAATAATGCTGGCGGTATTGGCTTAAGATATGATGTTTATAGTCTAGTAAGACAAAATGGTCAGGCAGCCACAGATGAATTATTATGTAGTGGTACATGGAATTCAAACCATATGCAACTACCAGTTTGCGGAAATCGGTATAGTAATTTTATTGTTAAGTTTACTGGACAGATAACAGTTCCATCATGGTTTACACAAACAAAATTTGCAGGATATACAGATGATGGTTTTAGAATGTATATTGATGGAGAATTGGCCATAAATAATTGGCGGGAGCAAGGAACAACTTGGAGTGCATACTCTCCGATATATGATGTAACAAATGATAAAGTTTTTGATGTAGAAATTTGGTGGTATAACGGGGGAGGGCCAGGATCATATCATCTTGGCTGGGCTATTCCTGGAGGCTGGACTGGAGCAGGCTGTGATTATGCTGGTAATCCAAGGGTATGGGGACAAGACTTTAGTTGTAATTTAAATACATTTTCTTCTGGATCTGGACCAACTGCAACACAGACTTCTGAATATCAAGCAGCCTTAACTGCAAAGAATGAAGCACAGCAAGAATACAATGACAAACTAAATGTTTACAATCAAGAGGTTGCAACATTAAATGGCTATAATCAAACACTAACTAATAAAACATCTGAGCATGACAATGCAATAAATGATACAGAAGATGCTTTGTCTGAAAAGAATAATGCTATAAGTAGTTTTAATAATGCTATGAATGATGTTAATAATGCAATTCAAGATAGTTGGAATTATTATGATGAACAATCTCAAAGAGAAATCCAAAGAGCAATAGCACAAGCAGCAGCAAACGCTGCAGCAAACCAACCTAAGCCAGAACCTTCTCCAGAACCAAAACCAACCATTGAGCCAGAAAAACCTAAGCCTTCTGCACCACCAACAGACAAGCCAGAACCAAAACCAACTAATCCAACTGCCACTGGAGATCCAGAGGGATCTATTGGAAATCCAGGACCAAAGCCAACACCACCTATTGAGCCAAAGCCAGAGCCAAAACCAGAACCTAAGCCTGAGCCAAGACCTGAACCAAAGCCAGAACCCTCTCCAGAGCCTCCTGTAGCCCCTTCTCCAGAGCCTAAGCCGCTTCCAAGACCAGACTTTAAACCAGCAGAGAATGTGGACCCAGTTATCAAGGATGCTGCTCTTGCAGCCCTTATCCCACAGAAAGGTTCTGGAACATCAGAAGATTTGTCTGGAGTTATTGCAAACCTTACAAGCAAGGATAATAAATTAGTTAAACTTTCACCAGAACAAACAGCAGCAGTTAGTCAGACACTTAAGTCTTTAACTCAGGATGCAAAGAAAGAACTTGCATCAGGACTTGGTATTTCTTCAGCAGAAGTAGCAAAAATAGCAGAGGCAATGAAGTCAGACCCTGCAGTAGCAGCAGCATTTGTTGAGTTTGCAGATAGAGCAGGGGATGCTGGAGATGCCCCAATGCCATTTACATTAGCAGATGCAACAACAGAAGTACAAACAGAAGCATTTCTTGAAGATCCACTTGCAGCAATATTTGAAGTGGATGTAGCAGAGTTACTATCTAATTTCTCTGAGTTAGGTATGGATATGACGGATGATCAGAGAGAAAAAGCACAAGAAGTAATTGTCCCAGTTGTAATTGCATCACAAATTGCAGGGGCAATGATAAGGAGGAACAAATGAAAATAATCAATAAAGCCATTAACCTAGTAGGCAAAATGCTAAAGGGTTTAATTAAATGGTTTAAAGACGCAGGAATGGAATTAATTGCACAGGCATTCACCCTCCTTGGCTTCTTTATAGCATGGCTAACTTTGACAGGATCAGCAAGAGATATTGTTGGTATTGCAGTACTGGCAACTACAATAATCTGGCTAATCACAATTCCGCTCAGAAAGGATAAATAATGGCAACTAAAAAAACAGTAGAGGCTCCTAAAAAAGAGCATCCACAAAAAGCAATAACAAATGTATTAATGAGAATCGTGGCAGTGTTTGCAGCATCAGGACTATCAGTCTTGGGAGCAGGAGCCGTGGTAGGAATTGATACTATGCAGGCGGTATTCTTAGCAGGACTATTAGGAGTAGCCACAGTTATTGAACGGTTGGCTAGGGCTTTTTTGGACGATGGAAAACTCACATTATCAGAAATAAATGATGCGTTTAAAACAGTAGACAAAAAGGCTAATTAATAATATCTAGACTTGTTTGACAGCCATGCCTGCCTCTGATATACTAGTAATACGGTAAACTTAGGGGTAGGCATGACTTGTATTGCAGGAATAATGAAGGACGGCAAGGTACACCTTGCTGGTGAACGTGGTGCCTCTGAAGGTAACTATATTGTTTCTATTGACAAACCAAAAATCTGGAAATCTGGAGCATATGTATTTGGATATGCTGGTACATTTGATGCACAAATTATTCAATATAATTTTGTACCCCCAACCCCAGAAGGTAACATAGATAAATTTATGCATGGAAAATTTTTAAAATCCCTAAAAGAATTTTATAATGAATGGGATATTGGTGGTAAAGAAAGTGAAATATCCCTTCTTATTGGCATAAAAGGTAAACTCTATGAGCATGAAGCAGAGGGGTTTACTATGATTTCCTATGACAGAGATTATGTTGCCATAGGATCAGGGGCGGACTACGCTATTGGATCTCTTCATGCTACCCAAAATCATAAAGATCCAAAGCGTAGGCTTGCTCTTGCTCTAGGTTGTGCTATTGAATTTAGTTCATCATGCATTGGTCAAATTGACTTTGTTCAAGGTTAGGGGTATACTTTTAATATGCTAGAAGAAGATTATGATGAGTTTGATATCTGGTTAAACAACGGTATTGAACGAGGATGGATTACTGAACCGTTTTGTAACACTCATGATGGAGATCCATATATGAGCGAAGAAGAGCAAGAAGAATGGGAAGCAGGGGGCGACCCATGTCAAGTAGTATTTAAGATAAAGGAGCAATAATGAAAATTAAAGCAGTTTTAGGTGGAGTTTTATTAGTACTATTTTCTACATTTTTTATTTCAAATGCAAATGCTGGTGAGTGTTCAGTAGAAGATCCTTGCCAGACCTACGCAGTTATGGATGGCAATAAAGTTGCTAATATTATAGTTTGCCAGCCATCTGTTTGTGGATCTGGATTTCTTGGTGGACAAAGAGTTGTTCCACAAGTAGCAGCAGACTCAAGCGGACAAAATCGTGGTGGCTATCGTGGTACCGAATTAAATGGTATTTTTACTATTTCACAAAGTGGACCAATAAATACAGCAGAAGAAGTTATTGATAAAATAAAAATATCAGTAACAATGCAAGGTGAATTAAAAAGCACTATGACATTTGAAGATACAGTGACTAAGCCATCTAATGAATGGCTAACTCCTGTTCCACTTCCAGTTGATACAAAGGTAACAATTTCTGCTAATTCTGAAATTAATTCTGAAACTTTAGAATTTGATAAAAGAATAACTGTTGAAGAGTTTGACTGGTACGTATGGCTTAGTGAATTTGAATTCTTGTTCCTTAATATTAACTTTTTTGATATGATTCTATCTTCATGGGGATGGTTTCTTTAAAACCTGATATAATAGATATGTACCTGCCAAAAGGGGGTACACCAAACAACTCGCTGAAAAGGAGAATAAAATGGTAAGTTCGTTTGCATGGGACCTTTTCAAGGATCCCTTTTTTATTGGCTTCAATCGTGAATTGGAGCGTCTAAGTAATGTTCAGTTAGCATCAAGACAAACATCCTATCCACCTTATGATTTGCTTAAGTTGGATGAAGATACATATAAGTTATCTTTGGCTGTTGCAGGATTTTCAAATGATGATATCAATGTTTCAGTTGATAATCAAACACTTGTGATCACTGGAGAGATTGCAGAAGTTTATGATGCAGAAATTCTTCATAAGGGAATTGCTGGTCGTAAGTTTACTAGAACATTTGCACTTGGAGAATACATGGAAATCACTGGTGCAGAACTAAAAGACGGTATGTTAAACATTGACATTAACCGTCTTGTTCCTGAAGACAAGAAGCCTAAAGTAATCAAAATCAAGTAGTACAATATCAATGTCCCCACACAGGACCTTAGTGATGGATTAGTTACCCATTGGATAGAGACCGTGGCGCAAGTCAGGTGAATTGCCTGTGTGGGGCTTAATATTTATTGATATAATAAAGATGTTATGACTGACAAAGAGTTGGTACATTATAATAAGCAGCAGTTTAAAAAAAGACTGTCAGAGATCAAAGAAACATCTGGTTGCAAAGACTGCGGAGTTAAAAATCCAATAGTTTTAGATTTTGATCATCTTAAAGATAAAAAATATAATGTATCAAGAATGATCCATGATGGATTTTCTTGGGCAGCCATAAAAAAAGAGATTGCAAAGTGTGAAGTGGTATGTGCAAACTGTCATAGAATTAGAACATATGCCCGCTTGACATCAAAGAGTGCATAATGATATACTATAGATATACTTTAGGAGGATAGAAATGGCAGCAAAAGGTAGCCTAGAAGCAATTATTGAAGTTGCAAAGGCAGAAGTAGGGACTATTGAAGGTCCAAAAGATAATGAAACAAAGTACGGTGCATGGATTAAGGTGAACTTCCAACCATGGTGCCAGTCTTTCGTTTCGTGGTGTGCTATGACTGCAGGAGTAAGCAAGTTTCCAAAGTCTGCTTCAACAGTAGCAGCCTCAGATCAGTTTAAGAAAGAAGGTCGTTGGTCAGATGCACGTAACGATGATCCAATGCCAGGAGACTGGATTTATTTTGATTTCCCAGATGATGGTGTAAATCGTATTTCACACGTTGGTCTTTGCATTAAAAACAATGGAGATGGAACAATCCAAGTTATTGAAGGAAACACTTCAGGAACTGCAAAGGGAGACCAAAGAAATGGCGGAATGTGCGTAGAAAAGACTCGTGCATATGTAAAGAACAATAAGAAGAAGTTGCTTAATGCTGTAGTTGGTTGGGGTCGACCAGTTTATGCTGGAGAAGAAAATGCTCCATTGCTAAATAAGTTAGCAGACAAGCCAGCAACTCCAGTAAAGGCAACATCTCCTGATGCTGCAAAGAAGTCTGTAAGTAAAACACAAAATATTAAAAAGACTTCTGGTGGCTCAAAAGGATCTGCAATTAAATAATGCCAAAATATGATTACAAATGCACGGTGTGCTCAATGTCTATTGAATTTGAAAGAGGATTTGGTGAAGACAGAGAGCCATCGTGCTGTAACGAAATAATGCAAAGGCAGTGGACAGGATCTGTAGGTGTAATTTTTAATGGTTCAGGCTTCTATTCAACAGACAACAAAAAGTAAGGGTATATACTATGAAGACAATGATTACAGAAGAGATTGTAGCAAAAGACTGGATTTTAAAAGCAACAGATCGATGTGATTCATGTGCAGCAGAAGCATTGGTAAAAGTAACAGGCTTATCTGGAGACTTAATGTTTTGTGGACATCATTATAATAAAATTATGGATAATCCTAAAGGATACGAAAAGATGATGTCTTTTGCAATAACTATTGTTGATGAACGAGAAAAGTTAGCGGTATAAAATGTATGAATATTATGTAAGAAAAGTAGAGAATGTAGTAGATGGGGATACCATTGATGTTCTTATTGATCTAGGGTTTGATATTTTATTTCAGTCCCGTGTAAGATTGGCTGGTATTGATACCCCTGAGTCTCGCACAAAAGATCTTGCTGAGAAGGCTCTTGGTCTTGAGTCTAAGGAATATCTAAAGAAGCATCTAAAGGATGCAAAGTCTGTTGTAATCAAAACAGAAAAAATGGATTCATCTGAAAAGTATGGTCGTATTTTAGGCTGGGTATATATTAATGGTGACACAGAATCACTTAATGATAAGATGATTAATGATGGATATGCTTGGGGATATATGGGCGATACCAAAGTTAAAGACTTTCAGGCACTTGCTAAAGCAAGAAAGGCTTCAGGGAAATGAAGCATGTATTATATTTTACAGCAGACTGGTGCAATCCTTGTAAAAAAGTAAAACCAATTGTAGAAGAAATCAATCAGGATAGTATTATTAAGTTTAAAATAGTTGATGTTGATTACGAAATAAATTTGGCCAAGTCTTTTAATATTCAGTCAGTCCCAACCTTTATTCTTATTGAAGAAGGAAATGTCATCAATAGAATTTCAGGGGCACAAACAAAAGAAACATTATTAGATTTTATTGGCACAGAGTTAGAGTATACCAATGAGTAGTTTTAATTCTGAAGAAGAAGAGATTATTGAACAACTATTACTAGAGAATGCCCTAGAGGTAGTTGGAATTGATAAAACAAATGGTGAATTTTTGTATGCTTTTACCCCAAAAATAAAAGAAGTTATGCCAGATTTATATGAGGATCATCTTAATTTTGTTAATTCTGAGATAATGTTGCTTTGGGAAAAGGGATATTTAAATGTCGATTTTCTTGCAGAAGATCCATCAGTAACCCTTACAGATAAAGCCTTTATAGATGAAGAATTAAAGAAATTAAATAGCCAAGAACTTTGGTCTTTGGAGGAAATAAAACGCCTTCTTAAAAAACGAGAAGTCTGATATAATCTAAGGTAAGACCAATAGGAGGTTTATTATGCCAGTAGGCGGAGGCGGAAAGCCAGCAGGTGGGTATCGTGCAGGCAAAAAAGGTTCATACGGATGCGCTGGATTCCCAACAGTAAGTGCAGATGGAACAGTACATGGATGTCATCCAACTAAGGCTAGAGCACAAGCACAGGCTCGTGCAATTTGGGCAAGCACAGCACGTAAGTCTATCTCTTCAGTAGAAAAGTCAATGGTAAAAGAGGGCGACTTTGTTATGTACATGGGTGAAGATGATGAAATTATGGTTGGTCGTATTGAATATGTTATGACAAACCCAGGACTTCTTGGACTTCCAGGATCAGAGTATGCTCTTGAGTATATGGAAGATGATAAGCCAGTTATTGTTCGTAAGTATGAACAAGAAGATGGCGTGTGGGAAGAAGAAGAATATGTTTGCTACCACAGAATGTCTGAAGTTGTTAAGATTGAATCACTACCAGTATCAGTAGATCTTGTAGTTGAAATGGGATCAAATGGTTCTGGAATTCCAGAGCCAACTGAGGAAGTTCAGATGGCTATGTATGATGCACAGATGGGTAAGTCACAAATGGCTAATGCTCCATATGAAGATGCAGAAGAAATGGATAAAGAGTATCAAGGATGTGGATGTCCAACATGTAAAGAATTAAATGTTGACTGTCCTAATTGTCCAGTATGCCAAGTAGACATGAATAAGGCAAAGAAGCCAAACTATGAAGATATGATTCAGCCAAGACGAGGTGGATCAACTCCTTCTAACCCAAGACTTTATGAAGCAGTTGTTAGAGAAGCAAAAGATAAGTTTGATGTTTACCCTTCTGCAGTTGCAAATGGATGGGTAGTTCAAGAGTATAAGCGTCGTGGTGGTACCTATAAGGGAGAAGACATGGATAAAAGAGACTATTCAATGGATGCACGTCGTACAATGGCTGAGTCAGGCATGGCAATGCCAGATGGATCATTCCCAATTGCAAATGGTGCAGATTTACAAAATGCAATTCAGTCTGTTGGACGTGCATCAAATTATGCAGCAGCAAAAGAACACATCATCCGTCGTGCAAGAGCACTAGGTATGATGGAAATGCTTCCACAAGATTGGCGCAACAATGCAACGAAAGGTATGGGCAACTGGAGTGGATCAATCTTTGATCTTAATCCATTTGTAAAATAATGCCGAAGAAAAAAGCAAAATCTTTTAATGCAACACAAATCAAAAATGGAATGATTGTTCGTATGAATAAAAACGGTACAGTTAAATCCGTTCTTGGTCCATATGAAGTAAAACATCCAAAGAAGGATAAGTAATGGCAGATACATACTCACCTAATGCTGGTATGAAGGCTGCTGCACGTCGTGCTTTGAAGTGGAAAGAAGATGGCAAGGCAACTGGTGCAGGTACTCCTGTAGGCTGGGGTAGAGCAACAGATATTGTAAATGGATCTGTTATGTCTCTTGATACTGTTAAGAGAATGTATTCATTCTTTTCTCGTCATGAAGTAGATAAAAAAGGAAAAGGTTTTTACGATGGCCCAGAATTCCCATCTAATGGAAGAATTATGTGGGATGCTTGGGGTGGAGATGCAGGATTCTCATGGAGTCGTGCAATTGTAGAAAGAGAAAAAGCAAACAAGGCATGGGTGGGTAGCCCATTTAGTTTCAGAAAGGGGTAATGCGGTGGAGGATATGCAAATTGAAGACCTTAACCAGTTGGTTAATTTCTATAGACAAAAGGCAGCAGACTTAGAGTTGCAGTTGTTGCAGTCACAAATTAAGTTAAATAAACTTATGATGACTCAGGCTGAACCAGTTCCTGCTACAAAAATCACAAAAACAAAATCTGAATAAGAGATAGCATGGAGTATATTCTAGCCATTGGCTTGACATTGGCTATGTCTTGGTCTATAATTGAATTAAACAGGTACAAAGTATTAAAGACTTTGAATAATGTTCGCTATAGTCAAAGCGATATACATCAAAGAATTTTAGACATTGTTCCTAAAAAAACAAACAATAAGATGCAAATTGAATCTCAGTCAGCAAAACATGCTGCTAGTACAATGATAAAGATTATTGTTATAGAAAACAAGGCATACTGGGTTAAAGATAATATCTTTTATTTTGCTGATACGTCCAATGGTGACATTGTTGATGTTACTGCAAAGCCAGTAGATATATCTACTATGTCTAAACAAGACATGGATAAAATGCTTTTTATATTAGATAATTTACGAAAAGGAAAAAAAGATGATAGTAGTAGTACAGGGAACAAATGAATTTGATGATTACAACATCTTCATTCGTGCAATGGGTGTTGCTCTATCTGGAATGAGTGATGAGGATCAAGAGTTTAGTATTTACTCAGTTGGTCCTACAAAAATAAACTCAATGGTTTCAGAATTCTCAAACCTTTCAGAGCGTGGTATGAAGGCAAGAGGAAGAAAAATTAAATACTATAAAGTTCCTAGCCATTGGGTTGAAGAAAACATGATGCATATAAATTATTTTGCATATCTTTGTAATCCAAAGCAAACAGCATCTAAGTTAGTTGCTAAGGCTGAACTGGAAAATGTCGAAGTTGGAATTTTTAGATACTAGGGGGAAGTATGATTGTAACTAATTTAGAAAAGATGGAAAAGATTGTAAAGGCTAATACTAATCTTTCATGGGTTGGATGGGACGTAGTAGATTTAAAAAGATCTGATTCTGCACGTACTGCCGTTAACGGTGTGAGAGTAAAAGGCCTTTGGTACATGCAAAGAGTTTACAAAGTCACTCGTAATGGATGGGACATTCCAAACAGATATAGGGGCTAACATGAAACAACATCTATGGAAAGATGATGCACAGTGTTTAGGCTCTGACACAAATATATTTTTTGATCAATATGAAGAAAATCCAGAGAGCAGAGAGTTTGTTGATTCTCTTTGTAGAACATGTCCAGTAGCAAAGAGATGCTTTGCAGTTGGTGTGTCTGGTAAAGAATGGGGAGTTTGGGGCGGTATTTACCTAGAAGGTGGAGAAATCTCAAGAGAGTTTAGTAATCATAGATCAAAGCAAGAATGGTCTTTGACTTGGCAATCATTAACAATGGAGCAGTAATATGTGGTCGTGGATATTAGCGGTAATAGGTGTAACTGGAATCTTCTTTGTTGGTCGTAAGACCATTTGGGGATGGTTTGTACTACTATTTAATGAAGTCCTATGGATAGCATATGCATTGATAACTGATCAGTATGGATTCATATTTTCTGCATTAGCATATGCAGCGGTATACATTAAATCATATCTCCATTGGAAAAGAGAAGAGTAATGTATACAGATGCAATGCGTAGGGCTTTTCATTCAGTCATACCACCAAAAGGTTTTGGTGTAAACATAATTGATAATGAACATTTTCTCACTATTAAGTTAGATGAAAAGCATTTTTCTGGACTTGTTCATGATGATAAGATACAAGCATTGCAGTATGTAGTAAAACTAAAGAATGCACTTGAGATGGAAGGTGCAATTGTTTTAGTTACCAGAGAGGCGCTTCCTAAGTGACAATCTTTATATCTATTGCTAGTTATAGAGATCCAGAACTGGAAAGAACTATTCATTCTGCACTAGATAATGCAGCAAATCCACAAGACTTACACTTTGGTGTATTCTTGCAAGAGTTTGAAAAGTTTGCCCCAGACCTTTCTTGGGTTCCAAACCTTACATTAAAAACAATACATCCTAAAATGGCAAGAGGTGCTGGATATGCAAGAGCACAAATTGTATCAATGTATTCTAAACAAGATTACTTCTTACAGATTGATTCTCACACAGTATTTGAAAAGAATTGGGACTTGCTTTGTATTCAACAATATAAAAAGTCTCAAGAATTATCTAATAATAATAAAATAATTCTTTCATATTTCCCACCACCATTTTATGTAGAACAAAATAACACAATAAGTATTATTAAAAACTCAAAGACACAACCTCCATACCCTACAAAACAAAAGCCAATGCTGACGAAGCGTGGAGAGTGGACTGCTGAAAGAGTCAAACTGTCTAATAAAAATCTTCCAGAAGAATCTACAACAATTCTGGCAGGATTTATATTTTCTACTGGACAAATCATAGAAGAGGTTCCATATGATCCAGAGATTAGTTTTTTTGGTGAGGAACTATGTTTTGCAATAAGGGCTTGGACTAGGGGATGGGACATCTATTCTCCATGTGTAACAATTGTTTATCATTTTTATACTCGTGAAGGTTATAGCAAGGTTTGGAAAGACAGGAACCTTAGAGAAATCTCATGGAAAGAACTAGAAGTTCTATCAAAAGAAAAACAAAAAAGAGTTCTATGTGGTCTTGAAAACGGTATCTATGGTGTAGGACAGCAAAGACCAATAGAAGATTATGAAAAAATAACAGGCTTAAACTTTAAAAAAATGTATAGCATGGCTAGTGATACAATAGTATTGAGAGAAAAGGATTAGTATGAGAATCATGGTGATAGTACTTAGTTTAGTTTCAATATCTTTTTGTGTTGCATATTTTTCAACACTAAAGAGACTTAATTCTATAAGTAAGGCTTTTGCACAGATGGTCGTCCTTAACTCAACTATGCAAGAAGCATTTGAGACAACTCTTCAATCTCCAATTAACAAAGAAGATCAAGATATCCATAAGGAAAACTTTATTAAGTTTCTTTCTGATTCCCGTGACTGGGCATTTGAGTACATCGAAGATGTACAGAAACAATTAGAAAGTTTTATTAGAGATATTGAACCAGAAATAATGTATTTTGATGAGTATGGTATTGTTGGAGATGCTTATCCACACTACCATTCAATGAAAAAAATATCTAGTGCATATAAAGATTTAAAGAAAATGCTTCCAGAAGATGCCGATGATAGACGCTAGAGGTATCCCAACTTGTGAGTGTCCAAGTTGTGGCGGTACATTGTTTAGAGCGTTAGTGTCATTTGATATAGCAACATACATGGTAGGAATGTACCATTTAGATATACAGTGTAATGATTGTGGAACTATGTGTACCGCTCCAACACCGATAGATCATCCTGAAAATCCAAGTAATAATTATGGAGTGAAGGAATGATTATTCCAAAATTAAAAAACTTTGAACAAACAATAGCATATGATTATGCTGTTTGTGAAATAGAACAATGTATTGATGAAGCAAAGGTTCTTGCAATGACAGATACAAGATTTGTAGACTTTTGTAAAAATCATCATAAACAATATATACTGGAGGAAAAATGAAAGACATAGTACTATCAGTACTAACAGGTTTTGGATGTGGTGTTGTATTTGCTGCATTCAAATTGCCAGTTCCAGCACCACCTGTTTTTGCAGGGGTCGCAGGCATCGTAGGCCTATGGGCTGGCTACGCAATACTAATGAAAGTTATATCCTAGGAGGAATAAAATGAACGAACAAATTAAAGCAGTACTTGCATCATACGGACGATCAGTTCTTGGTGCAGCAACAGCAATGTACGCATCTGGTGTGACAGATCCAGAGACTTTGGCTTACTCACTAATTGGTGCACTCGTGCCAGTAGTTTTGAGAGCAGTCAACCCTAACGATAAGGCATTTGGACGTATGCCTGCTGAATCAGATATTGAAGCAGCACTAAAGAATGCTAAGGTTGTTAAGAAGAAGGCTGCAAAGAAGCCTGCTGCAAAGAAGTAAGTTTATCTTACATAGAAGGGCGGATCTTCGGATCCGCTTTTTTATTTCTTTAAAATATCTAGATACTTTTGTTTTAGATTTTCAACAGAAAAGTTGTTTGTTCCAACATCAAATGCTTTTTGTTTTTCAGCAGTTGTATTTTTTTCTTTCATATAATCATCAATAATACGTGCAAGGTTTCTTGGATCAGCAGAGTAAACATCAAGAACTGTTCTTGTTCTTAGGCTACCAATCTTTTTAGACTGTGCCAGCCACTCTTGTGGAAGTATTCTATTGTTTGGTGATATGTCTGTCATGAATACTGGCAGTCCACTCATTAAAGCCTCATTCATTGGCAAGCAAAGACCAGCATATCTTCTAGGCAAAATCATTGCATCAAAGCCATCATACATGCTTTCTCTGTTAAGTACATCGTTTGTGTCAACTATTAGTCTTGGATCATTGCATTTTAGTTCAAGAGGTGTTTGTGTTTTAATAACAACTTCAAAATCTTCTTGTGAATACTTAAGCATCTCAACAACAGATTTAGTTCCGTTTCTATCTTCGGATGCAGCCTTACCACCAATGTGTAATATTTTATTATGATGATTAGAAATATTATTTTCTCTTACAGCATTAAATAGTATATGATCTGTTGGAGGCGGTAGATATGTTACATTTGTTTTACTTCCAAACAATTCTGTTACATGCTCAAAGTTCCAAAGGCTTGGTGCCAGCAGAACATCGGGTAAAGCAAGTGTTGGTTGTGCCAAATACTCCAAAAACTCATAGTTGTATTGCAATACAGTCTTTACTTTTTTTCTTCTTGCTAACTCAATAAACTCTTTGTTATAGAATGTTTCACAAGTTAATACAACATCTAATCCTTTTAAGAAATGATCTATTTCAAATGCTCTTGGAAAACCACGAATATGTTGGCAGTCATAATTCTCATACCATTCTGGATGTTGTTTATTCCTATTAAAAGATAAGGAGTTAATAAGCATTATCTTTGTTGGATTAAGCATATTAACAAGTTCTCTAGTTTGATTACCTAAACCAGTGTTATCTGATCTTGCAATAATGCCAAGTCTCATTCAGTTAGCCCCCATGCCTCATCGTCGGCTGTAAACTTTCTTCCACCTTCACGTCCATCTAAATGATAAGATCTTTTAATATTTCCTTCTGGATGATATATCCAAAGTTTATGGTCTTCCCATGAATCATCTTGAACCTTTCCATGAAACCTATCTTCAATAAAAGTTTTTTCATCAGAGTAAGGAAGAACAACATTTCTATAATATTGCACAGTACTAAGGTGTGGTCTCTGACTCCATTGTGTTGTTTTCATAAATCCATCTTCAAGACCAAGCATTAAATGATTATGGTCTTGTGGTATTGATGCTTCAAAGTGAAAACGAATAGTCTTTGCCTTTTTAGTTTTTATTAATTGTATGCACTTATCCCAATCTATTTCAATATCAGGAGTAATTGGTGCATCTCCTTCAACATATAACATTAACGGGGTATCTATTAAATCAATAGTTTTACGCATCATAGTAGTTTGATGAGAGTGTTCATCAAATATAATAGGAAGAACATTGTTCCATTCATGCAAACACTTCCATAACATTATATTTTTATATTCATCATAATCTGCTTTGCGATTTAATCTTTCTTCTCTAAGCCCATCTATCTGTAAGATTATTTCATTTTTAGGAAAATGAGATCGTATAGCCCCAATGGTTTCATCAATAATATGCGTATCTGGGTGACTTGGCAACACAGATGTTGCTATTACAATTGTTATATCACTTTTCTTCATTAACTTGCCTCATAATCTTTATACCCAGGTCTCTCTTATATTTTATCCACCAAGAAACTATCGTATGCATATTTTGTGGATAGTTTTCTAATAAATTCGGTAGTAAAGTAGTTAGTTCTGACCAATCAGAAACATATGATGTAGGTGGCTCATACCCAAAAACATCTTTATAGAACTCCAGATAAATACCCTTTGAATTTATCATATCTCCAATTGGCAGACAAAGCATCTCAATTGCCTCAAAGAACCTAAAGGTGTCTACTGTTGCAGCGCCAGCAGGCGCAGGGGCGATCTTGGCACTGGCTAAGGCCTTATAGTAGTCTTTAGGCTCTCCGCCCTGTGCAAAGCCTGCTGTGAGGGTAAAAAGGGTATTTGGTAAAGAGGGTAGCACCTCTGCTATTTGCTTCCTTCTTTGATGAGTTATCTGGCCACTAAAATATACGTCATAATCTTTTGAAGGGTATTCTGGAACTAACTTTTTTAAATGTTGGGGTACACCAATAGGTAGTTTATTTAATTTATGATGTTTAGCATATGGATACTGAACCCATATTTCAGCATTTGGATGATTTATCTTAGTTATATCAAACTTACCTTCTTCGTCACCATTAATAAACAAAACAAGCCTTGATATTTTTTGTATTTCTTGATTGATATATTCCTCATGTCTAATGTTCTGTGGCCCAGGAACAACAACGATGGCTCTTTCTTCTTGTGGCAAAGAAGTTACTTTAATTTGCTCTATCTCATATTTAGTAAAGATTTCTTTTAATAGACCATAATCCCACTTGTCGGCAGCACAATCATTTTCGCTAAAAGAAAGAAGGTATGCTTTTATAATTTTACGATCCTCCACAACTTCTCATGCACAAGAAGTTTTCCTATTAAATCTTCATCGATATAAGATGGATTATGAACATGTGCAATCTGTGAGTTATATTTTTTTATTGCATCAATCTTGTGCGGTGTAAAGTTAATACCAATATTTTCTATACTATATTCTGATTTGAACTGTCTAAGTCTATGCTTATGTAAGTCTGGATATAAAACCCTATATGGTAATTCAGAATAAATAAAATATGTTTTATCAAAATCTTTCATTAAATTAAATAAAGTATTTGATAATAGCACATGGTCTGGATGATAAATTCCAATCGGTATATATATGTTATCAAAGTTTACAATTATAGATTTTATCCACTCTATTAAATGATCTTCATCTTGTTTTCCATAAACATCGTCTAACAAGTCTCCATTAATAACCTTGGCATTTATCATAGAACATGCTTCATCATGCTCTTGTCTTAATTGTGTGTGTTTTTTATGTCCAACTTCATCTGTTGGTATACCAGCAAATGCTGATGCAATAGTAAAAATATTATCAGGATTGTCGATAATATAATCACCTAAAGAAAAAATTGCATCATCTGTATGTGGACAAAAAATTAGACTACTCATAAAATAAATGAACCTCATGTTGGTAGTCAAGCAAGGTTTCTTTATATCCAAACCCCTTTATCCACTGTCTAAGATTATATAAAGATTCATCCCATTGCTGTAGCATAAACTCTGGGTGTCCAGATAGCCAAATCTTTGGTTTGTGCTCTCTAAGTACTTTCTCAGCCCCTCCTAGAACTCTCCATTCGCTGCCCTCTACGTCCAATGAAATGGCGGTAGGTGGTTTAATACCATGATCATATACACATGAATCTATAGTAATCTGACCATATGAATCACCTTCAAGGTATAATTCTTTAAATCCGTGTGCTGCTTCAATAACATCATTAACCTCTGGTGGCCATTCATTATAATAAATGCGTAAAAGGTTATTTATTTTATCTGATGCAAATCCAGGAATACAGACCATTGGAAGTTCTAGATTATTAGATGTCCAAGTTAATGGAAGATGTGACCACACTTTAGGGTTTGGTTCAAACAAAACTAATTCTGCCCCCCACATTTGACAAAGTGCGGGGAACTCTCCTTCTTCTGCACCAACATAATAAACTACATCCCCACTACCAATATGGTTATGCATTGACTTAAGTCGTAACTTTTCCCAACCAGACTCAGAATACCACTCTGGTCTCTCTGCACGATGTTTTGGAAGCACCATCTCAAACTCTCCGTTAAGAGTTGTTTTAATCATTTCTGTCATTTTATTGCCTCCACAAAGTAAAACTCGTGCTCTCTTGTATCAAGTTCATAAATCTTTTCATTTGAATATGCTGTTTGTTTAAATTCTGTTTTTGATACAGAGTTAAATCCAGAGTCTTTTAGTTTATATTGTAATGCTTTATCTGTTAATAAGGATGCTGACTGTGAGTACCATGTTAGCCATGCAGAGAAGCGTTTATCTAAATCATCTTCAGAGTTAGGAAAGAAATTAATGTTATTGTTTTTATATGCTTCAAATCCAGAAATTATATCTGGAAGGCTAATTCTTACAACTCCATTTGGTTTTAAAACTCTATAAAATTCTGACAATACCTTTTCGATATCATGATATTTAACACAACAAATTATTGCATGACAAACAATTATGTCACAAGAGTTATCTGGGATTGAGTTTAAGTTTTTATGCTCGGTATTAAACTCTGGATCAAGATCTATATTAATCCAATCAGAAGGCTGAATACTTCCACAACCAAAATTTATATTCATTTATTTTCCACATAGAAAGCAACTATGTCCTTCATACTATCTTTCATATTATGCTGTGGCATCCACCCAGTTTTTTCTTGCAACAAAGATGAGTTCATAAACTGTTTCTTAATTTCAAAGCCATCGCTCTCAATAATTTCATGATTAACCTTTTCTCCAATAGAGTGCTGTATAAGATTAAATACCTCAAGAGTAGAATATCTTTCTCCAGAAGAAATATTAAACGACGGTATGTTATTAACTGTTTCCCCGTAAGACAAAATCTTATCGTATGCTGAAACAACATCTTGAACATTAATATATTCTCTAATATCTCTTCCACCATTTCTGATAGTAAAAATTGCCCCATCCTTAAAAGCCTTTACAACTCCAGGAACTAATCTTTGTATATTGTTATCTCCAGTTCCATATATGTTGCAAGCACGGGTAGTTACTACTGGCATATTGTATGTGTTTCTATATGAATTACACATTATGTCTGTAATAGTTTTAGATGCATCATATGGATATATACCATTAAGAATGTGATCTTCAAAATATTCATCATTTACCAATTCACCGTAGGCTTTATCACTAGATGCAACGATGATAGACTTACAATTTTTATACTCTCTTAATGATTCAAGCACATTTAGTGTACCAACTAGGTTTGTATAAAAAGTATTATATGGATACTTAATTGAGTCATACGCCTGAGTTTGTGCTGCAAGATGGATAAAGTAATCTGGTCTGGATTTTTCTATAAAGAAATCAATATCTGTTTTGTTGTTAATGCTTCCATATACCTTATTAACCTTATCCGACAACTCTGCTCTGCTGTGCTCATCTTTTAATAAAACAAATACATCCCACCCTAAAGATAAATAATAGTTGGATAGGTGTGAACCCAGTAGCCCAGTTGCGCCAGTAATTGCTATGCTTTTCATTTTATACCTAACTCATTCATTATTGCTGTCCATCTATTTAAATAAGTATGCTCTGTTTTTGTTCTTTCGTGTCCAGCCATACGAATCTTTTCACGCTCTTCATCATCTGCTAAATACTTATCTATTTTATTTGACAGATCTTCAAAGTTTCCATGTTCATAAAAAACAATTTCTTTACTATCTTCAAAGTATTCTTCAAGACCCTTGATGCGAGGGTAGATAGTAAAGCCACCACGACCAGTACTCTCAAACAATCTATCACTTGTATAGTATGGATAGTTAAAGCCAATATTTAAACTATCTCCAATTGCTATCTTACTTTTTGCATACATCTTATTTAATGCCTGACCACGAATAGTTCCAGTATCGCCATCTCCACCAACATGAAGAAATCTTTTACCGTATTTTTTCTTTAAGTATTCAATTAATTGAGGTCTATATGGATATTCATGATGGTATCTCTTGCTTCCAACAAAGATAATATCATTCTCAAAAGATTCTTTAGTGTAGTCTTCATGTATGTAACACTCTTTATCGTATACTCCAGCAGGAATGAAGTGTCCCTTCACCTGAGTATTTTCATTAAACCAATCAGCCATCAATTTATCTACCGTGAAAAAATGTCCAATTGTTTTATAAAAGTTGTCCTTGCTTAGATCCGTTTGTCTATCTAATCCAAACCACAAATCAAGATGATAGGTCATTGTTGGCACCCCAGCCTTGTTCAATCTGGCCAAAACAGAGTCCATCGTAATCTTTCCAGTTGTCTTCCACCCATGTGTGTGTACCCAAATAAACAGATCACTATTAAGCGCATGACGCAAAATAACTTCTGTCATTGCTACACGCTCTTGCAATTTAACGACGGTATGGCCAAGAGACTCTAAAGATTTAGCGTGATGATTTTCACTACTATACTCTACCTCAAAATTACCCAAGAAAACTATGTTTGCCAAGATTACCCCTTTGTTTTAATCTATTATAGCATCCCTGGCAGGATTCGAACCTGCGACCTACACCTTAGAAGGGTGTCACTCTTCCGCTGAGTTACAGAGATAAATATTTAATTGCTCTCTCAAGTCTTTCTATGTTGTCTTGAAAAACACCAAGACCACGATTACAGTTGTGACAGATATGACCTCTAAACTTATCGGTGCCGTGGTCATGATCAACTACCCATATACTAGCATTTCCACCAGTACCTTTTAACTCATCTTCATTTTTTAAACATATTGGGCAGGCATAATCATTAACAGGATAACCAAACTCTTTCTTTAATTCTTCTCTACGTTTTGCTAATTTTTTTGCACACTGCCTACACTCAGGTCTTAGATATTTACCACCAGAAGATGGTGAAAACTCTGAGTTATCTAGATCAAGTTTACACTTGCTACATGTTTTCATTGAGCGAATAGCGAGAATCGAACTCGCACATTAACCTTGGCAAGGTTACGCACTACCACTATGCAATATCCGCAATGCTGGTCTGGTAGGACTCGAACCTACGACTTGGAAATTAACAGTTTCCCACTCTGCCAACTGAGTTACAGACCAATTGTAGGGCAACTAGGACTTGAACCTAGGATAGCCGAATTATGAGTTCGGTGCCTTAACCAACTTGGCTATTGCCCCCTGTGTCATTAAGACACACCATCTTTTTCTTTTACTGGATCTTTATCAACTAATCCAGGATTATGTTTTCTAATCTTGCCATCAGCAATACTGCTCCAATAAATATTATAATAATTCTTATCAAATGAAAACTTTTTCATATGTGGAACAACTGCTCCAGTATGAGCGTGTAGTTGAATGCCAGCCTTTTTAACATAGCGACAGAATGCAACATCTTCACTAACAAACTTAGCCCCAGGGTTTTGTTTTTCTCCAAAAACGGAATACCCTTCAGCAGCCTTTCTTACTGGATCAACAATAGATCTATGCATTAGCATAAGGCCAAATCCAGCAATGTCTACTGGTATAACTTTGTTTTCTGGAAGAGGGTGAACAACATGTGTTTGAAATTCATCTCCTGTTTCCATGTACAAAGAAGGGAGTGGCTGCATGAGTGTTTGTTCGTTTTCACTAGAAACAAAATATGTTCCAGTTACTATTGGTTTTGTTTTCTTATCCGCTACATCCCATAACATTTTTACAATATTGTAATCAATTACAATGTCAGAGTCTACCCACAAAAGCCAATCGCTTGTTGCTAAGTCTGCCCAATAATCAAACAAAGATTGTCTTTGTCGTGCAATCTGATTACCATTTACACGTATAGTATTATCAATATTGATCTTTTGTTTTGCTGCTTCAATAATTGTATTAGCAATACCGCTGGTAAATCGTCCTTCTACGGTACCACCATCACACCAGCCAATTGTAATTGTTTCTTTAACGCTATGTGGCATAAGAATCCACCCCTTTTCTCTATACTAATTGTACTATACTCATCATAATAAGTCAAGTGAGCAGTTTATGTAGCGACATACTCAGGTCGTCACCTATATTTATACTGCAGGTGATGCAGATATGTTGGGAAAGATTGAGGATATAATTGTATCACTTTTTATGGTTTCCTATAAAATCCTTTAAAGATATTTTATTTTCTTTCCAGAACTTAAGGACTAGTTCCCTAGACCTTTTGTGAAGATTTGCACCACTTGGATTTACATCTGAATTTGTGTCGGTATCATAGGTAAAAAGCCCACAAGAATAAGCCTTATCTGTATTACCATAAATAACTGTATGGTCTGCTAAAATCTTTGTTCTATGGTCATTCACCTTATACTTACCCTTATAAATCATCCTATCTAGGATGCCCTTGGCATGTTCACGTTTTAAAATATATAGCCCTGCGCTGTAGTCATTCCTCATTCTTTTATGAATCTTATAGTCTATTTTAGTAAACTGCGTCTGGCATAATTGTAGAACATCGTAATCAAAGTCTACTGAAGATATAAACTCTTTCCATGTCCAGCCCCAGTATTGAAGGGTTTCATCAGAAAGATCATCTTCTGCAAATATAGCATATTCACTATTAGATGTATTAAGCCAATATTCTATTGCTTTTATATGAGAAATTGTTGTTGCAATCTCTGGCATTTGTGCCATAGCCCTATGTTTTTGTTCAATATTGTGAATTAAATGATCAATGTTTTCTGTAGCATCTACTGCTTCAACAAAAGTATAGTTAGTTATATTGTTATTGTTTATAAGATTCATCATGCGTTCATACCTATCAGTACGGCGCTTTAAATTAATTATATAGAGTGGCCCAAACCCATCTAATTTATTAATTGTTTCAGGGGTAGGCGTAATATCTTTCAATTAAACCTACCCCCAAACATTACTTCTCTACTATTTCATTTAGGCCTCTTGCAATATCTGCACAGACCTCAAATGCTTTCTTAGTTCTACGACTTTTTGCTTTTCCATGAGTAGCCCATACTTCATATGTATACTCAATATCATTAGCAATTTGTTCTCTAATCTCTTTCACAGTTAGTATAACTAAATTCATTACCTGTGACTTTTGATCATCAGTTAGATCATCAAAATTAGACATTTACCTTTTTCCAAGGATCTTCTGCTGGCACTGATGCAACTTTTGGTGCTGCAGAAGCAATACCTGGCATATCTCTTGTCAAGGTGTGCATAGTTAAAGCAAGTGACTCAGCATTAATTTCATAAGAAGTCTTTGTTGCGCCAGCACTATCTGTCCAACTTTCCTGATAGATTGTTCCAACAATAATTACTTCTTGACCTTTCTTCAAGGTTGCCCTTGCTTGCTCAGCAAGAGTCTTCCAAGCCTTTACAGTCCACCAAGATGTATCACGGTCTTCCCATGCACCTGTCTGTGGATTCTTAACACGATCATTTGTTACTACACGCATACGCACTCCGCTTGTTCCAATTGCTTCTGGATCTGCGCCAATACGTCCTACTACCGTTACCTTTGGATTCATATCTTTCTTCTCTCTACTCGTCTATATATCATATCATTGATCAACTTAGTTGTCAAACTCTTCTAACTCAAAATGTTTTGGCAAGTTTGTATAAAAATCTTCTATGTTCATTAAAAATTTTTTTGTATTGTTGTCTTGAAACATAAACCTAGTTTTAAATTTTGCCTGATAGAATTTCATATCACTATAATCCTCATTATTGCTTTTCATATATTTTACATATTCCTCAAGGAATATTTTGTTTTCTTCTTTAGCCATCATATGATCATAACTGCTTTCTTCTGGATGATTTAAGACATGCTTATTATCACAAATAATAGCCTTGTTATTGCTTATAGATGTAATGGCAGCAACTGTATCTATACCCCAACCACTGATCATTTTTGATAAATCTAAATTTTTATTAATTATATTAAAAAAAGTTAAAATTGATTGTGCAATATCTTTATGAATATAATAAAATATTCCATCAGTATGAATTGATACTATTAAGTCTTGATCATTTTTTAGTTTTTTTAATTCCGTTACTTTTTGATTTACAGGCATAAATGTTAGGCGTGGTGCATAAAGACCAACATCTTCATACGAAGATAAAACATCTTCAACTCTATCTAAAAATTTTGGCCATTCGTTATATGAAACATCTCCACATAAAAATCCCATATAATCATATTTATCATAATCAAAACTTTTTAAAGCGTGATAAAATTGTCTATAATATCTAATATCACCAACGTTATCCCATCTTTCATTTTGAGTAAGCCCAGAGTTAATAATTTTGTGTGGGGTTTCATGTTCTAAAAAATGTTTTTCAATGTCTAATACATTTTCTAAAACATCTTCCCAACAAACAATATATACAAAAGACTTCATAAAATTTTTTCCTTGATCTTTGTTGTAGAAATATCAGGTGTGTATGGGATATAGATCAATCCTATATTCTTTTTATCTAGCCATTCTTGTGTAAATTCCATTTGTTTATAGTAGTCTTTTCTTGCCCAATCTGACCCAATTACAACATAGTCTGGGTTAACTAATTCTATTGCTACTTTTGAATCTTTTCCACCTATGTTAAACACAACTTCGTCTACATGCCTACAAGACTCCAACACTACTTTTCTTTCTTGTTCTGAACAAACTGGCAGTTCTTTCTTATATTCAAGAATAAAACTATCTGTGTTTAAAGATACAATAACTTTTCCGTCATGCCCAGCAATCTCTTTACAACGTTTTAAAAAATTCACATGCCCAGAATGAAAAAGATCAAAAGTGCCTCCAGTGTAGACTATCATTTGTTTCCCCCTAGATTTCTATCATACCATTAATCGTCTTCATTGTCAAACTCTTCTAATGATTCTTTATTATTATAACAATATAAACAAGCATTGCTATCTAACGGGGCATTGCAATAATCACAGTATCTCATCCAACTAAAACACCAAGTAAGAATGAAAGGATAGCCACAACAATAAGTATTTCTTTCCAGTATGTGTGTGGATCATTTAAGTCTTCATCCATTATCTAACTCCTTATCTGGAATCTCGCTAACTGAGCGGTATCCTTTATTAACCAATACCAATGCAAAATTAAATGTTGCAATTAGATAACCAAACAACATTCCCCATAGTATGTGCAATAACATTTTAATACCCTCCCATACACTCATTACGACTATGATACAAACGTATTTTAGTCATAATTTTTCTGGACGGTGCACAAAGATCTTCCTTACAAGTTAAACACTTATAAGACCATTCACCACTAAAGAAATCATGTATATACCCTTTGGCATTTGCATATTTTTTATATACAAAGGTCTGGAAAGGATCTGGAATATCGTAATGTTTATTCAAAATCTATCTGCTGTTCAAAGATGCTAGACATGTGGTTGTTTTCTCCCCTTGCAACCTTTGCAGCAAGCATACGCATACCCAATGCATTGTGTTGGGCATTGTCTTCACCCAGCGGTATAGCCTCAATAGCCCTGGCAATCTCTTCTCTTAACATCATATCATCTAGACTCATTTAAAGAAATCCAATCCTATATACCACTTAAACAAGTACAATCCAATTTCCCATTCATGCTTGATAGGATACCCCCAGTTATGAAGATACACACCTAAAGAATAATTAGCAGTCATTGTGCCAAAGCGAAGTTTCATAGTTTAGCCACCAACTTAGATGCCATCTTAAGACCTTTTACCAATCCATCATGGTAGTCTTGATTCTTGATAACCTTAGTTGTATCCCAGATACGATAAGATTCTTTATCTAATAAATCTGCTATTTCTTTATTTTCCATGATTCTGATCCCATTCTTTTTCTTTGCGGGTTGCACCCATCATAAAAGCAATAATGGTAGCAACAGATAGCCCATATACTAAAAGTCCTATAATTAGTTTCATATACCCATTATACAGTTCGGCGACAAATACGTCAAGTTCGGCGCGAAAATAGAGTCACAAACCACCCTACGAGTCTTGCGACTCGCCATCGGTTAATGTTTCTTTCCAAGCCTTAGTATCAACCATATAATATGTGCCCCATAATTCATAAGGCATATTTAGTATTTGATACATTTTTGCGTGGTATCTATAGGCAAAGCCATGCCTATTGTCTTCATCATAATCAAAACACTTAACTAGATGATTGCCTGCATATCCACCACATATGTTGCCAATCCATCTAAGGGGAAGAATCTTAGTCTTTTGATGCTTTGTTATCTTGCCGAATCCATCTGATTTTGCCATCTACCCATACCCTTTCATATCCTAATGCTTTCCAATCCATCTGCATAATTCTAGGTTCTTTTGGCACACCAAATATTCCCATCTTGCATAGTCTGATGGCTATCCCAATACTCAATGTCTTCTTTAGACATTAGACATTTAGGACAGGCAGATACTGAGATACGTCTGATTTGAGACTTAGATCTGTCCATTTAATTTACCTATAACAATCTCAATAGTTGGACACGGATAGTCTCTACCACAATAACATGCTGTATAGGTTTCTTCACCTAAATTAAAATCAAATGGTTCGTGATATTCAACCAATGCACGAAGGGTAGCATAGGCTGGATCCTTGAAGGAATCATGCCATAGGGCTTCTAGTTTCTTGGATAACTCATCGTGTGTCATCCCAACTCCTTCTCAATAGCCTGAATTGTTTCACATGGATAGGGTGGTGCTAAGTCTAAATCTATTGTACATCCTTGACAAAAAACATAACTAACAACTTCATGTTCATATGGCTTATGCAACTCTACTACTGCTTTAAGAGCATGAATCGCTGGTATATCACCATTATATAAAGCAACTTGTAGCCTACGACTAACTTCTATTGATAACTCATCGTGTGTCATTTAAAGAACTCCACTCCCACATACCACTTAAACAAGTATAGGCCAATCTCCCATTCATGTCTAACTGGATAGCCCCAGTTATGCACATATATGCCAATAGAATAATTGGCAGTCTGTGTTCCATAGTTGATCTTCATCTAATCAGTATAGCCTAAATCAGGCGGTATGTCAAATGATATACTAAAAGTATGAAGGTATTAATAGTTGCAGCAGGTGAAGGTGTGAGATGGGAAAACTATCGTAATGTCCCAAAGCATATAGTTGAAGTTGAGGGACAGGTTCTTCTACATAGAACCTATGCTCAATTCAAGCGGTATACGGACAATATCGTAATAGTCTCCACAGATCCACAATATGCAATAGGACAAACATACTCCCCATTAGTAGGAGATTTCTTTGACTATGGCAAAGTCTATTCTTCCCATCCTATCTGGGATGAGGAAAGAACAGTAATAGTCTTTGGAGATGTATACTTTACGGATGAGGCAGTAAAAACAATTATGTCAAATGAGGATGAGTTTAAGTTTTTCCTCAGAAAAGATAAGTCATCCTATACAGGTAAAAATCACAAGGAAATCTTTGCCTTAGCATTTTCTGGCGGTATGAACCAAAGGATCAAATCATCCATAGAAACGCTAATAGACAGGAAACAAGGCGGAGCAGGGGCATGGAGACTATATCTACATCTTCATGGGTTAGACAAGGCTAAGTCAGGATTTTATAACACAGATGGGTATGTCCATATTGATGACTGGACAGAAGATTTTGATTATCCCAATGACTTAATCAAATGGGAAAAGATGCGGGGTAGGAACTAACGCTTCCTATTTTCATAATATCTACCATAACAGGCTACACAATAGTTCCCAGAGGTAGTTACTTGAGTTGCATTTTCATTTCCACATATAGAGCATGTTATTCCAGTCATATCTCAATTATACCCCATATGGCAATTTTGCGACGGTATATGCTAGAATAGACTTATGTGCCCTATATGTAATACATACCTTACTCCTATAGTATATACAAAGACTATAGATGAGGTTCTTATTGGAATGGATAGAATAGGACAGATTATCCTGGTTGAAGGAAATCCCAGAAGTAAGGCTCCTAGATCATATTGCAATAAATGCCATACGGGATATCAGAGTGAAGTTCCTCTGGATAATACCCTGAAAAATCTATAAAACTTATCCACATATTCCATAATTATCCACACCTTTATCCACAATATGAGACAAGTTATCCACATGTTATCCACAATAATATATTACTGATTATATAATCATATGTGTTTTATGGAGGAAAGTGGAGGGAAATGGGTTATGGAGCATCTTTAAGAGGCGGCTCGTAATGCTGCAGTTCAAACCAACCCAGTTCCCAAACCCCATATCATAAAAACCTTTATATGTCAAATCCTTTTTTGCTGGATTATACCCATAAAATCCTTATTTGTCAAGTAAAAACCCTATATAAAAACATAGGAAAAATCCCCAAAAATATCCAAAAACTATAGACAAATGTTTTAAAAATGTATATAATGTTTGGATAATTTGGGGAAAAGAATTGTTTGTTCGTAATGTCTTTTACTATAGAGGTTTTGTGTATCAGGTGATCTTCTTTATACCCCTTCGGGGTGCCGCCAAAAGGCGGCGGTATATAAAAGTATACCAAATACCCCTATATATAATATACTCTATATACCTGGATACTTGACAAAGATATGTTTGTTTGATATACTCCATGAATCTGGAAAAATATTTGTCTATCGTAATAAGATTTTTATTCCATGAATCTGGAAAATTTTTTGGTCCTTCGTAATAAGGTTTTTATAAAATGTTTGTCTGATATGTCCGTTTTGTATACAATTGCCGGGGCCAGTCAGACCAGTCACGGCCTGCTGACATCAAACTATTTTATTCTTCTTCTGATTCCCCAAGCATTTCATTAAGATTAAGATAGTCTGCTTCCATATCTAATTCTAATGCAGCACATAGTAGATTAAATGTTTCTTCTACATAGGGAACACCATCTTCTGTTACCCTCGCCAAATCAGTATGGATCACATAAGCAAGAGGCAATCCCAAATCATTGTATTCAATAAAATCTTTTAACTCTACATTGTCTTTATAGTTAAGCCAAAGGTCAGATAAGATTTCACACTGTGTTTCAAAATCTGTCATGATTTATATTCTCCCCATTTGTTAAGTTGTTCTACTTCTTTATTATACAGTGCCGCTTCTAAAACTTCAATAGAACGAGCATACCATAGATAAGGATTAGAGTGTGCCAAGTGATAGCCAACCTTGTCTAAATCTAGGGTCAGGTCAGATAGGAGTAGAGCCATTTTCTTGGCTACCTTTTCCTCTGATGTTATTTGTACCGTTCGATTAATTTTATACATGGTTCCTCCATTGTATCAAAAAATAGTGGGAGGCGCAACCCCACCACAGACTGCGCCCCCCTTTTATTATGCGCTATGTGACCCCTCAGTAGCGCTTGCCTCAACTAAAACTTTAGGGTTGTAGGCCTCAATGAATGCATTCCAGCGTACGTATACATCTGAGCCCTCCTCATAGACGGTCTTATGTAATAGGTCCACGATGACTGTAAAATCTCCTAGCATAAGGTTCTTAGGGTCAACAGCATAAATACCAAACCCTGTCTCCTCTAGCGTTGAATCTTGCGTAAGATAACTAATCATCATACGTGTTGCATATGTGTCATCAATCCACCTAGGCCTTGAATGCTCCAGTGCCATTGCTAGGTCCCGTTGCCATTCGGTCTCACCCCAGTGACTGTAAAGTACTACTGCAGGATGTGAATCTGAATCTTTAAATACATAGTTAATACGTGCACCCATTATTCAATGTCTCCCTCAAAGTCGATTACAATCTTGCTAACTCGTCCGTCAGCATTCATTTGAACATAAACAGGATAAAGTCCGTCACCATAGCCTGTGCTAAAAACAACGGCATCTGCAAAACCTAGTTGCCCATAGTTATTAGAAAGGGTAGTAGCACTAGCACCTTGATAGGAATACTCTCCTACCTTGCCTTCTAAATTCCATTCATCGTTTTTATTTGTATCCCAATTGTCAAGATAGCAGGGGTCGCCTACCATTGCTTGTCCTGAGTCTACTGAAATGTGTCCTGCAATTACTAGTCCTTCTAGTTGGGTCGTTGTCATTCTATCTCCTCGCATTGATGTTCTTGGTCTGTATCAATTATCTCATCACACAGGTCGCATGTCAAGTCGGGTTCTGCAACAAGCACCTGAACAATCTCACTATCTGAGAAAGGTACTTCTGTGATAAAGTATCCTAATCTATTTACAAATCCCCAGCCAGACCAGATGTATGTACCACCGTCATCGCCAGAGCCATACATCCATATCCTATTAGGGTCTTGCTGCTTTACAAAATCTACTTCTTCCCCATAGGTTTCAAACATAATACCTTCGCCTTCTTCATTTTGAAAAGAAGCATTAGTATCTATATGATTAGTAATAGGCTTATATGTATCTAGCCATTCATCAAAGGTAAGTTCAATAAGTTTAGTACTCATAGTTTACCCTCGATATTTGTAGAGTCACACTCAGCACAGGTGCCACCCTCTACCTCGTCGTAGTAGTCATCCTCTACATCATCAAGAGTGCCGTCCTCATTATATATACCAAGTTTATTTCCCATTTCTTGATACCAAAATCTAGTGGTGTTGTCACAGTCTAAACACTTAGGCATAGTATTTCTCCTCAATATTTTTACGGTCAATAGATAAATTATACGTCAAGCAATACAGTTCTGTCAAGGCCTCCATATAGCCCTCAGCATAAGTACGCTCCATGCTATCCATAGCGTCACCTGAATACTCTTCTTGTTCTTTCTTAGACTCAAGTTCTACCTCTGCGTCAATCATGGCTACTTTAAGATGACCATGTATTAAATCTATTAGTGGTATGGAGATGTCCTCTAATCCTTTTTCTAAATGCGGCGGTATGAAGGGATACTTAGTGCTCATTGATTACTCCTAATATATGCTTACACCCTTCAATCTGACCTGCTATATCTATAACATTCTCAGACTCAGGATTATCTTGTAGGTCTTGCTCTAATGAGATTATATGAATATTAATATACTCTCTTAATGTATTTATGTCCATATATTAATTATAAGGGTTGGTGTTAATTTTTACAACTTCTCTTGGTGTGACCTTAGTCACAGGCTCCAGGAGAGGTCCTGTTCCTTCTCCTTGTGATAATAGGATAACTATTCCTAATCCCCCACAAATGCAAGCGGGATCAAGAACCTTATCTGCACAAGCAGTAATCTCTATAAGGGCATCACAATCAGTACATAGATAATCATACTTAGTCCACATATTAATCCTCTATGTATTCTACTAGGATTTGGTCTCTTACCTCATCATATTTTACAAGACTATCAATGTCCTCAGCAAAGCGGGTAACTAGATAATCAACCTTGTCATTATTACTCATATCTTCAGGACCATAGAGTTCAAACCCTATATCATTAGACATAGCGTCATCTAGATCTATAATCTGCTCAATAGCAATTCTAACTTTCATTAGTCAAATACCCTTCTGCTAGTAATCCCTCAAAGAAATCCCATACTATTAACAACTCTTTCCATTGTTGCTCATTACCCTGAGATTTGGCGGTATCAATAGCCCAAGTCAAACTATTACCAAAGGCTTGTATATCCTTATATGTATAGCCTAGCATAATCCACCCCCATATTCATACATTAAATCCATTGCCATATGTAATTTACAATCACATTCTCCACCATTCATGTTATCCATGAAATCAAAATGAGAAAAATTCTCATCATATATTT